GTGTACACAGAGATTATTTTACACAAGATGCAGAGGAGATAGACAATGGCTAAATGGGCAGAACACAGACACTGGACAGATAAAACCGCTGAAGAAATTGACAAGAGTAAAGAGGTAGATGTGATACTATATAGGATTAGGCGTGTAGCTAACCTTATAAAGACTGATGCCGTACACAAGTCACGGCCTACTGTGAGAGAGAAAGCATCTGAGATAGAGGCACTCTTAGTTATGTTGGAGAAGAAACTAAATGAGTAAGCTACCTAGATATGTACAGACAGTAACACTTGCCGATGGGCATGTTGAGTACAGATTTAACCCACCTAAATCTTTAGTAGATGCAGGCGTAGTTAAACGTGAGATGTATGGGAGTGACATTAGACAGGTTAGGCGTATAGCTAAAGAGAACAATGCAATTATTGATCAGCATAGAAAAGAAGTAGCAGAAACCAACCGCATAACTAAGAATAGTAAGGTGAGTGACCTTGTTAAGATATATTATTTATCTAATGATTTCAATATGTTACGAGAAACTACTAAGGTAGACTACAGATATTTTCTTACTGTATTATGTAACTCTATGGGCAACAAAAAGTTTCATGAAATTAGTTCTAAGGTAGCTAAGTTTGCATACGAAGAATGGGTCAAGCGTGGCATTAGTTTTGCTAACCATGTAGCTACCTGTTCATCTCGTGTGTTTAACTACGCAATAGACATGGAGTATGCAACCTTTAATCCATACACTAGCATAAAAAGAAAGGCTGAAATAAAACGTAAGGTAATATGGCAACATGAGGATGTGCTTAAGTTTCTTGATGTTGCCTACTCTGACTATAGCACACGTAACATAGGTTTAATAATACAGATGGCATACGAGTGGTGTCAGAGGCTTGGAGATATGCGTAATCTTAAGTGGGAAGACCTAGACTTCCAGAGTAAAATGCTGACACTGGAGCAGAGTAAACGTAGGGCAGAGGTATTCCTACCCATATCAGATGACCTGATGGCAATGTTGCAGGATCAGCATGATGACTTTGGCTTTCAACAGTATGTAGCACCGCATGTACTGCCCACTGATGGCGTGTTTAATCCTTATGCGATGCAAAGGCTCTCAAAAAATGGAAGGGCTGTCATGCGTAAAGCTGGGCTGTCTGACGAGCTACGACTAATGGACTTACGAAGGACAGGAGTTACGCAAATGGTAGATAGTGGTGTACCCCTGACTAATATTATGTCAGTGACTGGCCATGCTAATGTTGCATCTGTGCAACCATATCTAAAAAATACTTACATCTCTGCAAATAATGCATTGACACAGAGAAACGTTAGTGTAAAATCTAACTCTGTTAGTAACATAAAAAGTGATACATAATGAATATATATAACATTATAAATGATATAACACTTATAAATGGTGAAACAAAGAGAATGAATTGCCCTGAGTGTAAGGGTAAAAAGACTTTTACTATCACAAATAATATGGGTTCTATCGTGTGGAATTGTTACAAGGCAGGGTGTGATATCTCTGGAGCTAAACGAGTACACCTTTCAGGTGATGACATACGTAAGTCTTTACGTAGATCAGCAATAAAGGTAGGGCAAGTTAATTCTTGGCTAGAGTATGAGGATAGTATACCTAAGTTTGACAAGCCTGAGTGGTTAGTTCGTGACACAAAGGCTATTGATCCATTCTGTAATAAGTGGGGTTTAGATGCGTACAAGCTAGGGTTGCTGTATGATGTAAGAGAACACAGAGTTGTGTTCCCTGTGTTGAGTGACCTTGGCTACATGTTAGATGCTACAGGGAGAAGTTTAGGTAAAAGACTACCTAAGTGGAAACGTTATGGAAATAATAGCTTGCCATATATTCATGGCTATGGTAGTGTCGCAGTAGTTGTTGAGGATTGTGTGAGTGCTGCTGTAGTTGGTAGTAATGTATGTGTAGGGGTTGCATTGTTAGGTACATCATTATCCGAATCACACCAGAGGTATCTTGCACGATTCTCAACGGCAATAATAGCATTAGACCCCGATGCGGCACCTAAGACACTACAGATTGCAAAAGAATTAAGAGGATACGTAGAAAATGTTCGTGTTCTTAGATTGAATGATGATTTAAAATACAGAAACCCTGATGACCTACACAAATTAACAAGCATAGGAGAGCAATAATGGAGTTAAGTTTAATAAGAAGTTTAATGGACAAAGATTTTTATGAAGAACACCGTGGTGCTAGATGCCCGAACAGGTTGTTCAGTAAAGATGTTAGAAAGATTAAGGAAGCAGTAGACTCTGCAATGGATAGATATGATCGTAGCGTATCTCCACAGGAGATTGAGGCATTGTTTATGTCTAACAACCCAACTATGACTACAGCACAGAAACAAGCATACAGCACTTTGTTTACACAGATAAACAAGCAGACACCCATGGGTAATGACATAGCACAGGAAGTATTGTCTAAGTTGTTTCAGCAGGTAGTAGGTGAGGACATAGCCAATCTAGGCTTTGACTATGTGAATGGTGACAAGACTAGCCTTGAACCCCTGCGTAATTTGCTTGAGCAGTATGCAGATGACTTTACCCCTGACTTGACGATACAGTGGGATGACATTGATGTTGATACTCTGTTATCAAAGAATGATCTTGAGGCACGTTGGACATTTAACATAGCTACCCTTACACGTAAATTAGAGGGTGTGAATGATGGTCATTTAATTGAGGTAGGTGCAAGGCCAAACACAGGTAAGACATCCTTCCATGCGTCACTGGTGGCATCTCCTAATGGGTTTGCACATCAGGGTGCTAAGTGTATTATACTCTGTAACGAAGAAGGTTCTCATCGTGTTGGTGCTAGGTATCTGACTGCCGCTACAGGTATGACGATGCAGGAGATCAAGAGAGATCCAGCCAAGGCTAGAGATATATACTCTAAGGTTAAAGACAATATAAAAATATATGATGCAAGTAATCGTGACATGGCTTGGGTTGAGAGTGTGTGCAAGTCATACAAGCCTGACATCGTTATCTTAGATATGGGTGACAAGTTTGCTCGTACTGGTGGCTTTGCCAGAACAGACGAAGCACTCAAGGCTAATGCTATACACGCTAGGCAGATAGCTAAACAACACGGCTGTGCTATATTCTATATGTCACAGTTGTCTGCTGATGCAGAGAATAAGGTTGTACTCAATCAGGCTATGATGGAAGGCTCACGTACAGGTAAGGCGGCAGAAGCTGACCTGATGATACTGATAGCTAAGAATCCACCAGTAGAAGGGCAAGAGGAAGAAGATACGATGCGTCACCTGAACCTAGTTAAGAATAAACTGTCGGGTTGGCATGGTATCATCCATTGTGAACTGGAGTATAAGACTGCTAGGTATGTTGCATGAAACAACTAGCCTTGTTTGCTGAAGAAAAACTAAATGAATTAAACGAGCTATGTGATAGTGGTCTTGTGTGTATTAAGTGTGACATCCTGCAACCTGTAACAAACTTTCAGCAGATGTCATACAAAAACACAGAAGATGCTGAGATAAAACGCACGTGTAGATCATGTCAGTCTGGTCATAGACAGGTAATTGCTGACCTGAGAAAGGTAAACCCCTACCCAGATGATAAAGACTATGCCTGCCCTATATGCACAAGAAAAATAGCTGAAGTAAATAAGTATAATCAAAAACTGTTAGGTACATGGGTACTAGACCATTGCCATCAGACAAACACATTTCGTGGATACATATGTAAACACTGCAACGATGGGCTAGGTGGGTTCAGAGATAAGTTGACAACCGTAAAGAATGCTGTTATATATTTAGAGGAACACGAGAGGAACAACCCCAAATGATATTAGTTTTAGATGTAGAAAATACCGTAGTTAAAAGAAATGGCAAGATGCACCTTGATCCATTTGAACCAGAGAACACACTTGTTATGGTGGGAATGCTAGATGGTACTGGGCTTGAGCAAATTATAACGTTTGACCACACAGAGCATTCCCCCACAGAAAATGGTAGACGTATAGTACAGAGCAGACTAGACCACACTACACTTCTAGTAGCTCACAATGCAGTACATGATTTGATGTGGCTGTGGGAGTCAGGCTTCACATATGAAGGCAAAGTGTTTGACACTATGCTTGGTGAGTATGTGCTACAGCGTGGACAGAAAGAACCCCTGTCTCTTGAGGCATGTGCAGAGAGACACCAGTTACATACACAGAAACAGGACACACTTAAAGAATACTTCAAGCAAGGACTGAATGTATCAGAGATACCACACGATGAGTTGTCAGAATATCTTCTTGCTGATCTGCATGCAACACAGCAGTTGTATAGACTGCAAAGCAGGTTGTATTCTTTTGGTGAGGGTAGAACTTTAATAGATACAATACGATTAACCAATGACTTAGCTGTACACTTAGCACGTATATACCAACGTGGTTTTAAAGTAGACATGAATGCACTTGAAGATGTGCGTAAAGAGTTTGAGCAGGAGAAGCAGGAGCTGACAGTACAGCTAGAGAAACAGGTACAGGAACTCATGGGTGACAGACCTATCAATCTTAACAGCCCAGAGCAGTTGTCTTGGATTATATTTAGCCGTAAGGTGTTTGATAAGAAGGTTTGGGTTGACGCATATAAGGATCGTGTGTCTGACAGGCAACACTTAGCCAACATTAAGCAAATGACACTGCCTCTGTACAAACAGTATGCTGTTGTCTGCAAGCAGTGTATGGGTCATGGTTGGATACGTAAGAAGCGTAAAGATGGATCACCATACAAGAATACAAACAACTGTCCTGAGTGTGCCAGCGCAGGATATCTATACCGTGATAGAAAAGAGTTAGCTGGGCTAAAGTTTAGTGCGTCTGATTCTAAGTGGGTAAGTGCTAATGGCTTCAGCACAAGCAAGGACAATCTCATATACTTAGAGGGCGTAGCTAGATCACGAGGTATGTATGACGCTGAGATGTTTCTACAGAGAGTACGCAGGCTGTCTGCATTAGATACCTATCTATCTAGTTTTATTGAGGGTATATCTACCTATGTAAAGCCTGATGGTATGTTGCATGTACGTCTACTACAACACAGGACAGGTACAGGTAGGTTGTCTGGTGCTGATCCTAATATGCAGAACATGCCACGTGGTGGTACGTTTCCAGTTAAGAAAGTATTTGTATCTCGCTGGGATGGTGGACAGATTTGTGAAGCTGACTTCGCTCAGTTAGAGTTTCGTGTAGCTGCATTTCTAAGTCAGGATAAGGTTGCAATTAAAGAGGTAGCTACAGGCTTTGATGTACACAGCTACACAGCCAAAGTTATTACTGAAGCAGGGCAACGAATCTCTCGCCAAGACGCAAAATCACATACATTTGCCCCTCTCTACGGTGCGTCTGGTTTTGGTCGCACACCTGCTGAAGCATCCTATTACCAACAGTTTACATCTAAGTACTCAGGCATAGGTGCGTGGCATAAACGATTAGCCAAGGAAGTAATAGACACAGGTAATGTACGCACACCATCAGGGCGTGAGTTTGCATTCCCACTAGCTACACGTAGAGCCAATGGAAGCATTACATATTTTACTCAGGTAAAGAACTATCCAGTGCAATCATTTGCTACTGCTGACATAGTGCCTATATCTCTTATCTATATAGATAAAATGCTACAGGCTAACAAATTACAATCCTGTGTTGTTAACACTGTGCATGACTCAATCGTGATTGACGTACACCCAGATGAGAAGAATAAAGTATTACGTATTATCAATCGTACTAACGAAGTATTGGTTGATATAATAAACAAGAAGTGGAATATAGATTTTAATGTACCACTACTATTAGAGGCTAAAATAGGTAATAATTGGCTTGACACAAAAGACGTGGCATGATATACCTACAAGTCTAACAAAGGAGAAATAAATGAATCAAATACAAACACTAGACACAAATAATTATGAAGCTATGGCTAAAGCAATGGGAATGAGTTCATTGGCAGTGCCAGCAAAAGAGAAGACTAATTCTCTTGCTAGGCTACGTATACATCATACACCGTTGATGGGTCAGACTGAAGTTAAAGGTAAAATGGCTAACGTTGAGGTTGTAAGTGGTGGAACATATAAGTTGGAGATACCAGATGGTGAGACATACTATGCAGATAGTATAGCTATAAGGCCATTCTTACAAAGGTTTATGTACAAACGTTTTATTAAGGGCAGTGACAACACACCCAACAGGTTTGTAAAAACTATTATGGCAGACAATCTAAACATGGATTTAGCAGATAATGACGGACAATATAACTGTGGTAAACCTGCTGGTTATATATCTGACTTCAAGGCTTTACCTGAAAAGATGCAGGATCTAATAAGGCAGATCAAACGAACACGTGTATTGTTTGGTACTGTTGACTTGGTTAATGCTGTTGATGAGAACGGAAACACGGTAGATGTTGATACTACTCCATTTATATGGGAAGTAGAAAACCGTGATGCCTTTAAGACTATGGGTGAGGTGTTTAACAAACTAAACAAAATGAAGCGTCTTCCTGTACAGCATTATGTTAAGGCCAGTACAGAGGAAAGAAAGCTACCTAATGGTGGTTCTTTCTATCTGCCAGTTGCAGACCTAGATCTGTCAGAAACTCTTGACATGGACAATGATACTCAGGAAAACTTAGCTAACTTTTTAGCTTGGGTGTCTAACTATAATGAGTATATTATGGGTTCTTGGAATGAGAAGATGCAACAACACCAGTCAGTAGACACAGAAACTGTTGAAGAGTTTATTGACATCAGCACTGAAGAGTTCGCATAATGAACCATCCTGCTGAACTGCCTATTCATCAGTATCTTGATAATGCTTCCAATGGTAAAACAACTATGTCTGATGAAACTATTGAACAAGTAGCACAAGACATCAAGGACGCTATGAAGAGGCAGTTTGGTGGGGGCAGTAGGAGAGATAAGTTTCGTTTACGTATGTCAAATATAGGTAGACCTACATGCCAACTCTGGTGGGAGAAGAACCATCCAGAGAAGGCTCTCCCCAAGCCCACCACCTTCGTAATGAACATGTTAATAGGAGACATAGTTGAGGCAGCATTTAAAGGAATCCTTAAAGAAGCAGGAGTTAAATATGAGGACAAAGATAACAATGTGTCATTGGAGCTTGACAATGCTACAGTTAATGGGAGCTATGATCTTGTTGTTGACGGTGCTTTGGATGACGTTAAGTCTGCATCACACTGGTCATACACTAACAAGTTTGAGTCTTATGACACCCTAGCTAAAGGAGATGGCTTTGGTTATATAGGTCAGCTTGCTGGCTACATTAAGGCATCAGCTAAAAAGATTGGCGGCTGGTGGGTAGTCAATAAGGCCAATGGCCAGATAAAGTACGTACCTGCATCAGGGCTAGACTTAGATAAAGAGATAGCTAAGTTAAACAATACAGCTAAGATAGTAGAGGCTAACGAGTTTAAACGTTGCTTTGAACCTGAACCAGAAGTGTATAGAGGTAAGACATCAGGAAATAAAGTTTTACCAGACGGCTGTAAGTTTTGTGACTACAGATACTCATGTTGGGATACAATTAAAGATTTACCATCTAGAGTTTATCAGGGCAAAAAGACACCACCTACAGTTTCTTACATAGGAGAAGTAGTAGGTTGAACGGAAAACGATTTCAAGCAGCTTTAAAGCATGGGTATAGGAGTGGGTTAGAGGTAAAAATATCTGACTACCTTAAAGAACTCAATGTACCTGTAATATATGAGGCCATTAAAATTGAATGGGAAGACCTTATGTATCGCACGTACACTCCTGACTTTGTGTTACCAAATGGCATAATAATAGAAAGTAAAGGAAGATTTACCGCAGCAGACAGAAGAAAACATATTGCGATAAAAAAGCAACACCCTAAATTAGATATACGGTTTGTGTTTTATAACAGTAGGAATAAATTAAATAAGGGTGCAAAGACTACGTATCAAGGCTGGTGTGACAAGAACAAGTTTTTATACTATGACCGTATAGTGCCGTTAGAGTGGTTGGAAGAGAAAGGTAAGAACAAACATAAAGATTTAATACATCTACCATATAAAAAGATTATAAGAAAATGACAATAGAAGTAACTAAGTTTGGTGTAAACGATATTATAATAAGAATGAAACCTGAATTTACTGAGGACAACAGGTGGAGTGGCTACATTGATATGGAAGTTATTACAGATAATAAACACACCATGGCAAAGAACGACTATATAAACCTTATGCAGGTAACTTCTCTTATATGTTCATCGCTACCTGTTATGGAAATGAATGAAGAGTTTAGGGATACGCTCTGTAACTATGTAGAGAGTATGATAGAAGAAGATATGGAAAAAGAAAAGAAAGACATAATAAAAAAATCTATTGACAATACAACTGGAAATGTTATAAATGTAGACTTTAAACGTGAGGAGAATCCATGAAAAGCAGTAAAAAAGAATATGATGTAGTACAAAAACCAGAGCATTACAATCAGGATCACGACATAGAATGTATTGACGCCATACGTGCTGCATTGGGTGTTGGGTTTAAAGAATACTTGCAAGGTAATATACTGAAGTATATCTGGAGACATAAGTATAAGAACGGTGTAGAAGACTTAAACAAAGCACGTTGGTACTTAGATAGATTAATAGAAGCAGAGATAACTGATGGTAATTAAATTATTAATAACTCTTGACATTGATGAAGAGGAATATCTAATGCCAGCAGACGGTAAGATAGAAGAAGAGATAAATGAAGCTATACATGAGTTTGTCTATGATATTGATGGCATGGACATTAAACACATTAGAATAATATCGGAGTAATCAAATGAGCAATAACTACCTACCTACAGACTACCAAGCATTTATTCATACCTCACGGTATGCTCGTTGGTTAGAAGACGAGAACAGAAGAGAGACATGGCCTGAGACAGTACATAGATACATGGAAAATATTGTAAAGCCTATAGTAATAACTAAATCTGAATACAAAATTATAGAAGATAGCATACTTAATCTTAGTGTTATGCCAAGCATGAGAGCCTTAATGACAGCAGGTGCTGCATTAAATCGTGACAACACAGCAGGCTACAACTGTAGCTACCTGCCAGTAGATGACCCTAAAGCATTTGACGAAGCTATGTACATACTGTTATGCGGTACAGGTGTAGGCTTCAGTGTTGAACGTCAGTACATACAAAATCTACCTGAAGTACCAGAGCTATCAGAGAGTGAGACTACAGTAGTTGTAAAGGACAGCAAGGAAGGTTGGGCAAAAGGATTGAGACAGGTACTTGCTCTACTCTGGGCAGGAGAGATACCTAAGTGGGATGTCAGTCAGATCAGACCAGCAGGAGCTAGGCTGAAGACATTTGGCGGTAGAGCATCTGGCCCTGCACCACTGATAGACCTGTTTAACTTCTCTGTAAATACATTTAGATCTGCATCGGGTAGAAGGTTGTCATCAATAGAATGCCACGACTTGATGTGCTACATAGGACAGATAGTTGTTGTAGGTGGTGTGCGTAGGTCAGCTATGATCTCACTGTCCAACCTATCAGATGGTAGAATGCGTCACGCTAAGTCTGGTAACTGGTGGGAGACAGCAGGACATAGAGCATTAGCTAATAACTCTGTCTGTTATACAGAAAAACCAGACTCAGAGACATTCATGCGTGAGTGGCTTGCACTAGTAGAGAGTAAGTCAGGTGAACGTGGAGTCTTTAATAGACAGGCATGTAAGGTACTTGCAGATCGTAGCGGTAGACGTGATTCAAACCACGAGTTCGGCACTAACCCTTGCAGTGAGATCAGCTTGAGGCCGTATCAGTTCTGTAATCTAACAGAGGTCGTTGTACGTGCAACTGATACACTGAAAGACATTAAGAATAAAGTTGAGTCTGCTACGATACTGGGTACAATACAGTCTACATACACTAAGTTTCCCTATCTACGTAAGATATGGCAGCGTAACACTGAAGAGGAAAGGTTGCTGGGTGTAAGTCTGACAGGCGTAATGGACAATCCTATTATGACATCAGCAAATAAAAACTTAGCTAGAGACTTAGAAAGCCTTAAACAACATGCCGTATACGTAAACTCTGTATGGTCTAAGCGACTGGGCATTGAACAGAGTACTGCTGTTACATGCTGTAAGCCATCAGGCACTGTGTCACAGTTAGTAGACTCTGCATCAGGTATACATGCAAGACACGCACTGCATTACATACGAACTGTACGTGGAGATAACAAAGACCCTCTTACACAGTTTATGCAAGATCAGGGCATACCATCAGAGCCGTGTGTCATGAAGCCTGACACAACTACAGTGTTCAGCTTTCCTGTTGCAGCACCACCCAAGTCTGTTACACGTAATGACATGACAGCTATAGAACAACTAGATATGTGGCTCGTGTATCAAAGACACTGGACAGAGCATAAACCTTCTGTTACAATAACGGTTAGAGACAATGAGTGGATGGAAGTAGGTGCATTTGTATACAAGAACTTTGATGAGATGAGTGGTGTGTCATTTTTACCACACTCTGATCATACTTATCAACAAGCACCATATCAGGATTGCACTAAGCATGAATATAAGTTATTAAAGAGTATTATGCCTAGTAAAATAGACTGGTCTAAGCTATCTGACTTTGAAGCTGAAGACACAACTAAATCATCTCAGACATTCGCATGCACTGGCGAAGTCTGTGAAATGGTAGACATCAGTGCCTAGAGGAGAAGTATAAATGAATATTAATATAGATGGTAAAAGCTACGAAGTAGATGAGAATGATGAAAAGAACGCTGAACTCATAGGTGTTCTTGGAGTCGTAAGAACAGGTGACAATGCGTTACCTTTACTGCAACACATACAACAGTGTGTGCAAGCAGTACACTCAGGTAAGTTACAGGAGTTAAAAAACTTACTACCTCAAGACGAACCAAAAGCAGATGCTAAAACTAAAACTAAATCTAAAACATAAGGAGATAGTCCATGCAGAGAAATCTAACGAGAGCAGAACGAGGTCTTGGAAAATATGATGCCCCACTGAAGGTTCAATTTCAGCGAGGCTATGAAGACTTTAAACGTGGTCGTGTAGGTAATCCATTCCATAAGGATACTATGCAGCACAGAGAATGGAACAGAGGATTTAATAAAGCATGGTGTGAGAATCTAAAGCGAGTAACTAAGTATGAAGCAACTAAAAAAGGAAGTAGACCAATGGCTAAAGGAGAAGTACAGTATGTCTGATTTTAATACATATCAAAGATCAGCAACTAGGACTGCTATCTATCCACCAGAACATAAGATACTTTATCCTGCGCTAGGACTAGCAGGAGAGGCAGGTGAGGTAGCTAACAAAGTTAAGAAGGTTATGCGTGACGGTGTAGAGAACCAGCCAGATAACTGGAAAGAACAGATCGCTAGTGAGATAGGGGATGTGTTGTGGTACTGTGCTGCACTTGCAACAGATCTTAATGTATCACTAGGTATGATAGCAAGTCTTAACGAAAAGAAGTTACAGGACAGGTATGATAGAGGTAAGATGAATGGCAGTGGAGACAACAGGTAGAAACACTTAGGGGGCTTAACGCCCCCTTTTGTTTAGTCATATCTGTTTTTAACCATATCACCTAACACTTTTAATTGCCTTAAGTGATCTTCATTAGTCATGTCAGGAAGTATGCCTCTACCGTACTCATCTACATTATATTTTATAAACATAAAGTAAGCTTCGTCCTTTTGGTCTTTATCTAACTTTCTGTATTCTACTTGCGCTCTTACGTAACCACTACTTTCACTGAATATACCATCTTTTACTTGTTGTTTTAGTTTAGATATTTGCTTCTCTATAAGCAGTCTTGAGTTTCTTTTGATGTAATTTTTTTCAGTTTCTGCGTCCTTGGTTTCTTGATTAGACTCTCTATAAAATTCTTTAAGTGTCTCTTCATTACGCTTTGCTACATTTACAATACTAGGAAAATGTTCCTCTAAAAGTCTGTTTTCTACTCTTTTTACTGAAGGAACTTTTGATGAGCTATCTATTTTCCATT